GCACGGTCTAAAGCCATTTCGTAATGTGCAGGATCTAGCTCCACATCAACCATGCCGCTACCTAGCATGAGTTTGACGTAATCAAACACTGCATTGCGTTCAACTGTTGAGTTACTTTGTGTATTTGATGGTGCCGAATCTGCCATTTTTTTAATTCTCCTAGTATATTTAGCTAACGATAAATATCATTATGCCACGCTTATCTTTATATAAACCAGAAAAAGGGCTCGATTACAAATTTGTAGATCGTCAAGCCAGTGAAATGTTCACCGTAGGAGGCACTGATGTCTATGTACATAAGTTGCTGGGCTCTAACACCACTGCGGAAAACTCCCAAGCTGATCAGCCCAGCTATGCCAGCACACAAACAACTAATATACAAGATTTGTTGTTGTTAGAAAATCGCGACAGAACTTATGATAGCGAAATTTATAGAATCCGTGGAATTTATAACGTACAAAATATCGATTTTAACCTGAGCCAATTTGGATTATTCATTGACAACGACACGCTGTACATGACTGTACATATTAATGATTTTGTTAAAACACTTGGCCGTAAACCTATTAGCGGAGACGTATTAGAGTTACCGCACTTACGTGATGATTTTGCATTAAATGGGTTCGATATTAGTTTACCTAGATATTATGTTATAGAAGATGTAGGTCGTGCTAGTGAAGGGTTTAGTCAAACTTGGTTTCCTCACCTTTATCGATTAAGAATTAAACGTGTTACAGATAATCAACAGTTTTCACAAATCTTTAATCAACCGGCCGCCGAAGGTAGTACAACTACATTGCGAGATTTGCTTAGTACATATAATACTAATTTAACTATTAATGACCAAGTAGTTGCCCAGGCTGAAGTCGACGCTCCTAAGAGTGGATTTGAAACTAGACAATTTTATACATTAGCGGCTGATCCAACTACAGGTAAACCTATACTAACTACTGCGGACGAAACAGATATATTAGCTAGTACAGCTAGTTCAACAGTTTTAGCTAGCGGAGTAGATGGCGTACCGCAACGTAGCGGATACACTGGTTATTTGTTAGGAGATGGTTACCCACCAAACGGGTATGATTTTGGTTTTGGAATACAATTCCCAGAAAATCCAGCTGACAACGATTTTTATTTACGAGCAGACTTTTTACCTAATCGATTATTTCGTTTTAGTCAAAGTCAAAACGGATGGATTGCAGTAAATGATGCAGTACGCATGGATATGACCCCAACTGATACACGTTCAACATTGAAAACTAGTTTTATTAATAATAGCAACTTTACATACAATGACCAAACAGCGAGTGTGGTTGTAGTAATAAACAATAACACTACTAGTATTATACAATCGACTATGCCTTATCCTCCGCCTGAATCTTTATATGCAGTATTTAAACAAAGCATTGTTACCATAGAATATGTAATTGCAGATTATCCAGGTTTATTCTCAAGTTGGTCTTATACTAATTTTATTACAGATACAACATACAATGCTGTACAAATAAATTTACCAGTTATAGACAGTGTACAACAAGTATTACCATACCCTGGCGAGTGGACTTTAACACTATATAACACCAGAGAAGCAGAAAGACAAAGCATTTCTCAAGCGTTACGACCTAAGGCGGACTTCTAATGCAATTTTTTTATGACGGACAAATAAGACGATACATTGCACAAGTTATCCGTGTATTCAGTAACTTTGTTGTAAAATATGGTGATGGTACTTTGCATCGCATACCTGTTATGTATGGAGATCCAGACAGGCAAGTAGCTAGCATTATTAATCAGAATTCAGAAAACACAGTAAGTTCTGTGCCTCGTATTGCCGTATACATTTCTAGTTTAAAATTAGACCGAGACAGACTTGCAGATCAAACATTTATAGATAAAGTTAATATTCGAGAACGTGACATTAATACCAATACAGGTCATTATAATCAAGCACAAGGTAAAAATTATACCATTGAACGTTTAATGCCAACACCGTTTGGGTTGACTTTTAAAGTAGATATTTGGAGTTCAAGTACTGAACAAAAATTACAAATATTAGAACAAATTTTAGTTCTGTTTAATCCTAGTTTAGAATTACAAACTACTGATAACTATATTGACTGGACTAGCTTAACTGTATTAAATTTAAATGATATTAGTTGGTCTAGCAGACAAGTTCCTGTTGGAACTGATAGTACAAATGAAATTGCAACATTAACTTTAGAAACACCTATATGGATTAATCCTCCAGTTAAAGTAAAACACTTGGGTGTTATTACAAAGATTATTACTAGCATCAACGGTGGTGCTGTTACTAGTGGAACTTATATAGAAGGGCTGGGCGAAGATCCAATGCCTCCCACAACTACTGTAACAGACTTTATTGATGTTATTGTTAACACTATTACTGATTATAACATAGAAGTTTATACTAATACTGTAAAATTATTATCTGCTGGAAGTAGTAGTCCAGCAACTAGCAAAAGCATTGATTGGCTATCTGTGTTTAGTACATATCCTGGTAAGTATGTTGCAGGATCGAGTACCATTTATTTGACTCAATCTAACGGAGATCAAATAGTAGGAACATTTGCTATTAATCCGTTAGACTCAAGCATGTTGCAGGTAAACTGGAATACAGATACACTGGTTAAAAATACTGGCATTGACAGTGCCGGGTTATTAGATAATCAGATAGGTTATAACGCGGCAGGCAGTAACAGACCAAATAGTACTGGTACGTTTGATGCTATTATCAATCCACAAACATACAATCCAAAACGTCCAACAGGCAACGAACAAACAGATCAAACAGTGATAGTAGGCACTAGATTTTTATTAGTAGAAGATATTGGTTCTGCTATAAATGCAGAAGATACTCCGTGGACAAATGTCAATCCGCCACAAGCAGAAACAAACGGAGCTACTGCTTGGAAATCTACTAGCGGTGCAGATTTTATAGCTAAAGCTAATGACATTATTGAATGGACCGGTACTTACTGGAATATAATTTTTAACGCTAGTCATTTTAACGACACCATGGTATGGCAAACTAATATATACACTGGAGTTCAGTATTTGTGGAACGGAGTTTCATGGGTTATGAGCTATGATGGTGAATATCCTGCCAAGCAATGGAAAATTATACTTTAAAAGATCAAATTGTATGTAGTGGTGCGTTATTTTACGCTAAATCTACACGACGTTTTTTATTATTACAAAAAGCCATAGGTAAACACGAAGGAACATGGGGTTTAGTTGGTGGTACTAATGTAGTAGGTGAAACTCCTTGGCAAGGTCTGCAACGTGAAATTAACGAAGAAATAGGACCGTGTCCGAAAATAATTAAAACTATTCCTCTTGAAACTTTTGTTTCAAATGACAAGGTGTTTAATTTCCACACGTACTTGTGTGTTATAAAAGATGAGTTTGTTCCGTACCTAAGTGACGAACACCAAGGTTGGTCGTGGGCTACTATAGACCGCGCACCTAAACCATTGCATCAAGGGTTACGTAATAGTTTTTCAAGCAAGACTATTAGAACCAAATTACAAACAATATTTGATCTAGTTGATTTAATCTAAAAAAAAGCACTCCTAAGAGTGCTTTTTGTTTTTACGCTTGAGCTTCGCCCCAACGTAAAATTAAGTTTTGGTTAAGTGGTGAACCCTGCGTAATATACGCATTGATGAACAACACATCGCAACCGTTAGGATATGTACCACGGCCGCCGATTGGAGTGTTAGTCAACTCTTTCAAGTTACTCAAATCCAATGCGTCCTTGTTAGCTGGTGAGTTAATGTATGAGAACACAGTTTCGCCAGGTAACGCATAAGTACCGCGACTAAATTGTACCACACCTGAGTTAGGCAAGTTAAATGTCAAACCAACTAATGTTCCAGTAGTTGCACCAACCGGAGCGCCACCTTGGCTAGTTGATAGTGTAAATCCTGTTGAACCGTTAGTAGCTACAATATAATAAGTAGTTGGATTTGAATAACTAGTAATTGATCCGCCACCTGATGTTGTTCCACTTACAACAACTTGTTGGTTAACAACCAATGCAGTTGCTGTACAATTGAACGTATAGGCAGTATTAACAACTGTAACGTTATTAATCGTACTATTAGCAGTTAAGGCTTGTAATAATGGTTGTGAAATAGTAATGTTACTACCATTGATAGCACTTACTTTAGTTAAACCGTAAACCGCGTTAGTTACACCTGGGAAATACACGTCATCACCAACTTGCACACCGTTAGCACTAGCTACAGTAAATGTTGTTGATCCAGCACTTGGACTACTTGTAATTGTAGTAGGATTAGTGATACTATTAGTAAACACCATACTTGATCCAGGAGCAACTTGACTAAAACTTGGTTGGCCAGTTGGGTTAACCGTTGAATTTAAACTGTTAAACACAATGTTACCTGAAGAAGGCATATTACTTGGATTAATAATACCTTCAATAACAATCGCGGTGTTAGCGTTAGCACTTGACCCCGCACAAGATTCTAACTGTTGTAGCAAGAAACTAGCACGGTTAATAAGTTCACGTGATCCTAAATCGCCTGTTAACGCATTGCTTACACTAGGTGCTAGACGAATAGCAAACGCCGTTGTCTTTTTAGTAGTAATTGTAACGTTAGTAGCTTGGTAGTTAAAAATGTATGAACGGTCAGCATCAAATCCGCCGTCTTCGATAAACGCCGCGCCCCAGTGACTTACGATTGGGCTTGCTGATCCATTCACAGAAATCACACCAGTAAGTACTGTATGTGTTGCCGCAGATCCGGCATTAAATGTTCTGTATCCACCAGTGGCCCAAGGAATAATACTTGCGCCGCGGCCTGCTGTACTAGTTAATACTAATGCATTTACAGTCATGTAGAAATTAGTAGTTGAAGCACCGTATGGGTTATATGTATAGTTGGTTAAGTTTGTTACTAAACTAGTTAAACCAACGTTAGTAGCTAGCGTTATAGTGTTAGTACCAATACTAGCAATATAGTAAGTTTGGTTTGCAACTACTCCGCCCATTGCTAGGCCAAATTGTTGTAAAAATACTATCGGTTGGCCAACTGCCATATTAGCCGTTGATCCCACAGTAATTGTATTACCATTGGATACAGCAGTTGCAACTGTGTTAATTTTTGCACTGTAATTAATAAATTCATTATCGATATAAACAGTACAAGTATTACCAGTAGTAGGTGTCGGGAAATATGTTGCGTCAGCTACTGGAATAACTGTGTCACCAACACCTATGTTGACACTACCTACAATATAAGTATGCCATCCTTCGTTAGTAACTTCGTAACGCACTGGCATGTTACCTGCTCGCATCCACGCTTCGTTGTTTAAGTTATTGTTACGTAGACGGTGTACAGTTATGTATTTGCCTTCTGGGCCACGAATCATCCAATCAATAAATCCAGCACCGTACCATGTCCATTGCATAGCAACCATGTTCATCTTAATAGGATTAATTTGATATCCACTAGGATTTGCCGGGCCGTTAGAACCATCGCAGTGGTCCATGTTCCACTGACTTTGTGGAATAATTCTGTCTATAGTCTTTGTACATTTAATTCCAGATACGTTAGCATAGCCTCTGTATTGTGGGTTAACATACATTAGTGTATCACTTATAACTTGTGTTACTATGTGACTCATGCCCCGAATAACAATTCGATCGCCTGCCCATAGTTGAGTTGTAAATCGAGTGTTAATACCAATAACTTGTCCACTACCTACTACTACGCTGATAGTACCTGCTAATTGGAATGTGCTTGAACGTTTCACAACTGATATCACTTGTCCATCATATTGGAAAAATACACCGTTTTGTTCATCATAAGTACCTGAGCGTACAACTGCCCCGTACCAGTTTTGTAAACTTAGCAATGATGGGTCTGTTATTTGTGCATTTGTATTTCCGTTAACAAGTCCAGGGCTAGTTTGTGCAATAACTTGTAAATTGCGTTCGTCAATAATACCTACAACAGTATAAGTTCCGTTGTAACCTGGAGTACCTGATCCACTAACTACCACAGTAGCACCTAACTGACATCCGTGATCCACGTCGTCTGTAGTAACTGTAATAATTGGAGCTTGAGTTACCGATGTTCCGCTAACTAAACCAGTGGCAGTAAATGTTACTGGTGTGTTAGTTAATATATTAGCTAGCGTACCGGATAATTGTATGCTAGTTACGTTAGTGCCGCCGGTTAACACATAGTATGTTCCTGCGGTCAATCCTGTTGATGTAGAAATTGTACCTGTAACAATAATTGCTTGACCTTGTGTATAAGTGCCAGACGTAATAGTTACAAATCCATTAGTAGCTGTTACAGCGGTAATACTTAAACCAGTTGCATACACGCTAGAATTTGCCGATACACTTCTTACAAAATAATTTGGTGCCATTAGCAAACCAGTATTAAAGTTAATCGATTTACCAGACTGATAACGAATATACTTTTTACTCATACGAATCGCTTGTGATCCGTGTGCTGGCAAACCTGTTCCTAATTGTACTCCACCGTCAAATGGTCTATGAGAATAAAAACTATCTGGGCGAGCATATAATTGAGCTACTACAGTTCCTGTAATAACACCAACGCCACGTGATGTAAATGTAAATTGATTAGCTACTGTAATTCCATTAACTACGTTAGATTGTACAGATTCAACAAAGAATGGTCCTGTACACAATGTATGATTGTTAGCACCGTTTTCACTAGTAACAAACATATTAATTGTATCGCCGGGAATAAATCCATGCGGGCTAGTAGTATTAACAGTAATAGTTGGCTGAGCACTTACAGTAGTCATTGCTTCTGCGCTGATCGATCCACCATTTTGGTTAATAGAATATGTACCTGCTTGGAACGGAACGTTAAAATTATAAGTTCCAGTTCCTACTTGTGTAAATGCATTACTGATTGTTACTATTTGTGCATTTAAGGCAGTGACAAATGTACTATTAGGAATACCATATCCTGATACAAGTTGACCAATAGCAATATTTGTTCCTGAGTTTACTGTAAATGTAAACGAACCTACGACACCACCAGCA